TCATGCGTGCCCGCTCGGCCAGTTCGCCCGAACGTCGTAGCCGTTGATCGCAGACGCATCCAGGGCGTCGATTGCCAGGTGATGTGCCCTTTCGGCTTCGAAGCATGCGCGAACATGGGAAGCAATGGAACTCATCAATACGTTCATCTGCGGCAGCGTGAACGTGACCCATCCGGATTCGATCTTGAGCGACACGTCCGTATAGCCATTTGCCTCCATGCCCTGAATGGCCTGTGCGATCCGGGCCCGGTCATCGATGCCGGTTTTCACTTTCACGCCATCGGCCAAGGTGATGCCGCCTGTCTCAACCGACCAACGTTGCATAGTGACCGCGACCTTCAGCTCCGATCGGAGCTCATCAGGAGTGAGCTCTAGCTTGGGTTCCGCGGGCAAGTCCATCAACACCCATGCACCGGAGACGGCAACGGGCCACATCCCGTTCAAGGGCTTCGGAGGGGCGGATTCGAGGCAGTCGCCCGGCACAAGATATCGGTCTTGCTCGAGGGGAGATATGTCCGTCCTGTCGAGTTGCTTCAGCCCACAATAGGCCTTGGTTTCAGGATGAAATGCATAGACAGTTTTCATATCACCTCAGTAGCGAATGCAAGGGAGCAATGCGATATTTCGAGGACGGACATACCTGTACACCGCAGTAACGGCATTGTTTGCATTACTGCTGATAGCTCGTATCTGCGTGCCCGGCTGGGCACTACCGTCGGACTCGTAAGTCGTGAAACCGTCGCCTGGAACGGCACCGCCGGCATAACCATAGTGGTCGAAGACATGCGTTGCCAATTGGAACGAACCGAAATTTCGTCCTCCATCGACGCCCCGCCCATCGTCCCATCCTCTAAGGAATTCACCGCGCAGATCGGGCACATTGAAAGTAGTAGACCCATTGCCTGCGCCGAAGATGGTTCCAATACGGCCAAACAACCGGGCGTAGGTCACTCGCGAGAGTGCCGCACCATTGGCCTTGACAGTACCGACAGCGGGCGTGTTGCCGGCACTGAACACAATCTCGCCAGCAAGATAGAGTCCAAGCGCCTCCTGCCATTGGAAACGCAGTACGTCGGTGGTCGGCGCCAGGATCGTGAGCGAAAGCCTCTTGGTGGTGGAAGTGAAGTTGACCAACGCTCCCGCATTGCTGGATGCAACCACCTCGGTGCGCGCCACGGTATTCGCTGAAACATAGCTCCCGATGCCCAACTCGAACTCACCCGTGGGCCGCCCCACGGCGTTGACGCTCTCGCACAGATAGTGGATGGTGGACCCGACCGGCACCTTCTCTGCGAAAGTGAAGTACCCCAAGTCGGCGCCGGACACCACGAGGTTGCCGGTGCCGAGCGTGGTGCATGACTCGACAACACGGTTTTCGAAGACGACAGCCATGCTCAGACCTCGAACGTGACTTTGGTGGTCGTCTTCAGCCGAGGCGCAACGCCTGCCTGGATCGGAATGACAGGGTCGAGTGCACCGTAGGTCAGCAGGATCCCGTTACCGGCGGCAGCGGTGCCGATGCCGAGGTGCGTCGCGGTCGATATGCCGGCGCCGCTCACTTCGACGAACTCCATCGCCGCTACCAGGTTGGCGACGTTCCCCGCAACCGTCCAGCCGGTGGGCCCGCGCGTGACGGCAACGCGCGCATACCCCGGGTAGGTCACTTCGTTCGTCGTCTGGCTCGCACCTGCGCCCGGCGATGCGGTATGAAGACTCACATACAGAGACGCGGAAGGCGAAGTTGCTGCGTTGTCGGCAATGCCCGGAATCGGTATTGCCTGGAGAACGAGCTTGAGAAGCGCATTTGCAGAGGCGGTGGTGTAAGGCATAGGGTGCTCCTTGGTTGAATTGATAGGACTGGTTGAAGTTATTCAGGAAGCCTGCTCAACCGTGCTCGGCACGGCAGGAAAGTCAGCTAAGGGGTAGTGCAGCAGGGCGCTACGCTCGGTGATGGAATCGATCAGTGCGTCATGAGCCGCTTCGGCAGAGAAGCACACCTGCACATGCAACGCAACAGCCTTGGCCGCTTCCTGCAAAGCCTTGCGCGTCACACGTCGGAATCCGCCTGGCGTCTTGAAATCGATCTCTTCGATTCCGGTCTGCGCCATGTCAGCGATGGCGGCGGCGAGGGCTGCGCGGTCTTCCCTTCTGGTCCCCACTTGCAAGCCGTCGGACATGGACAGGCCCGCCACTTCGAGCTCCCAGCGTCGACGTGCAATCTCCGCCTTCAGGTTTGCACGCAAATCTGCAACTGAGCGAGGATCACGCCACGTGTGCGTCGACCAGTCGAAGACGTGGTCGGCACTGGGGCGCATCGGCATGGCGACAGGCTGACCGTTGACGATGTAGTGATTTCGGGGCACCTCCCCCATGAATAGCGCCTCTACAGGTGCCTGCAGTTGGGCGGCACAAGACTCGCGGAGCCCGACGGAGCCCCAGCGCAGTACTTCGCCGGTGATTCGGTTGTAAATCGTGAAGAAGAACATGTTCAGCGGCGCGTGGACAGCGCGTAGATGGAAGTGCCAGCAACACCGGCAAATGGCGACGTGGAGACCATCGTCAACGTGTGACGACCTGGAGACAGCGGAACGACGATGCCGCCCGAGATCGTGCTCAATGCGAACCCCGCTCCCTCCCACTTCTTCTCGCCGTCGACAAAGATATATGCCGACGCCGTGGACATGACGAACGTGCAACCGAAGATGAACGTCGGCAGCGTCTTATCGCCGGGAATGTCGTGAAGAATGGTTGCGGAGTTGCCGCCCGTAGCCCCCGCCGTGGGAACGGTCACCGCCTGTCCACGAATGCTCAACGTATCGATCACGTCGACCTCGTTGATCGTCAGTTTGTCGTTGTCTAGGTTGAAGCCCGGCCCCCACATCTGGAAAGACCCACCGGCCGAGTTCATTCGCAGGCCAGCTTTGTCGCACATGATCTCAGCGAAGGTGTGACCGCTCTGGTGTCGCGCAAACACCCAACCCCATTGCCCGTCGTAGATCCACTTGCCCGCGCTGCGCAGATAGCCCCAGCCACCAACGCCGTCGCCCGAGATATCGACCTGGCCCGCAGTCACGTAGCCCAATCGCGATGTGATGGCCGACAGTTGGTTGACGTTGATCGCTCTCGCGCTGACTGTCCCGTCGACCACCAGATTGCCGTCGATACCGACCGTTGAAACGCCTGCGACGGAGCCGACTACGAAGGGATACTTGATCGCCCCTTGTGTGTCGATGGTGCTGATGGCGAAGCGGTCGACGAGTACAACCAGGTCACTCTGCTGACCATCGTTGTTGAGCAGGATGCCGGCCGTCTTGTTGCCCGCCACCACCTTGAGGCCCCACTTCGCCGACAGGCGCCCGGTCTCTCCCGCACGCACGGCAGACTCCTGCGCGATGGATGCTTCTGCACCGTTCACCCGCGCGGCGAGCGTGGTGCGAGCAGCGGCCTCGGCCTCGATGGCCGTAGCGCGCGCCGTTACCTCTTGGCGCACCGCCGAGATCGCACCGCGGTCGCTGGCCTCCGCACTGTACGGCGTGACCGGAAAGCGGCCTCGCTCGGCCTTGATGTAGCGAAGTCCGAGCATGCCGCCAGCGGTATAGCCGGTCCAAGAAAAACTGACGGCCGCTTTCACCGCGCCATTTGGCGCGATGGCCTCGACGGCCAGATCGTTACGGCGCTCCTGCGAGTTCAAGAAATCGTGGGCACCGGCCCTCTGGTTGCCGGTAACCCCCAGTGAGCGGCCTGCTCCATCGAAGAATTCGAGGACAAGGCCTGACGTGCCCGTATCGGAGTTGAAGCGCGTGTCTCCCGAGGCAGAGTACCAATTGCCAGGGCTCACGGGAAAGCGCGGGCTCGCGATTTGGCCTTCGAACGGAATCTCGCTGATCAACCGCGCCGAAGTGCCCCAGTCATCCTGCTCCAGGATCCATGTGCCCACGCTCGCGGTCCATCCGTCTAGATCGAACTCGAAGCCCCCGTTGAACACGAGGTTCGCGCGCACATAGCCCACGGCCCTCGCGGCAACGGTATCGATGCGCTGAGCCAGCTGCTCATTGCCCTCGGTCACAAGGTGCTGCACCTGCGTGATCGCGGTGCCGCGCTCGATGGTCTCGTCGAGCAGGCGCTCGGCGATACCGGAGTTGACGTTGAGCAGGTCCGCGACCATGCCATCGAGCCCCTCCTGGAGCTCGGCCAGCGCTTCATCGATCGAAGGCAACGAAGCAAGCTGGACGTAGCCCGCGTCGCTGGCATTGCCAGCCGCATCGAACGCAGTCACCCAATAGATGCGCGTGGCAGCCACAGGCTCGTTGCGCACGAAGTTGAGCGAACCCGTGCGACCGATCTCGACAGCTTCGGCCAGTGTCGGCCCCACCTTGACGATGTAAGCCGAGATGGGCTGCGTGGTGCCGCATGGCTGCCAGGCCATCTCGATCTGCGACCCCCACACTTCGCCACGCACGATCGGCTGCGCAGGCGGCGCGACCTCGATGGTGGTGGAGATAGGCACACCCCACACACCCTGCGTATTGCCATGCTGCGCCCACACCTTCACCGTTCCGGCCGGCAGCCATCCGATGTTCGCGGTCAGGGCCTTGCCGGTCCATCGCTCCACCGCCGTCTCGAAGGTCGGCCCGATGAAGATCCGCGTCGCACCCCACTCGAGCAGGTCGATGCCGGCCGGAGCCGACCAACGTGCCACCACGCCGTTCGGTTCGACGGTGAGGCTCAGCCCCTCGACGTCGCCCGGCTTCACGCTCGCGCCCTGCAGGGTGTGCGTGACCATCGTCCAGTAGCTCGACGCATAGGCCGTCATGAACCGCACGCGCACCTGGTACTCGCCGTGCACTTCGAGGCCGAGCAGGAAGGTCTCGGTGGCCGTGCCCGGAAGCGTGACGCTCTGCCAGTCGCCGACCGGCGAAGTCGTGCGCCATTGCACCTGGACGTTGCCACCGCGTCGCACGGAGTCCTCCGTCGAAGCAGACCAGCTCACGCGCGCGCGGATCACCAGCGTGCCGCCCTGCTGCACCATCTGCTCCTGGCCGCTGCGCACCTGCAGATCGAGCGGAGGCTGCGGCAGCAGGAAGGGGTTCGGCAGGTTGGTGTTCGGCGACGGATCGCGCCGCACTTCGTCGGCGGTGTCGTAGAAGGCTTCCTCGTCCTCGATGAGTTGGAACGAGAGCGGCGAACTCAGCGAGTAGGTCCAGTCCTGCACGCGGAACGGCTTGTTGGCGAAGCCGTACAGCGCGCTAGTCAGCACGATGCGGTCACCGGGCTGCAAGTGCCACGCCAGCATCTTCGGATGGATCTGCAGCACGAAGCCGCCACGGCTCTGCTCCACCAGCACGCGCGCGATCTGGTGGGTGCGCGCGTGGGCCGTGGTGAAGGGCAGCACGAGGTCGAGGAACTTGTCCTTCTGGTCGTTCTCGCGGAAGACCGCGTTCTGGTACTGCTTGAAGTCTTCCGAGACGCCGTTGCGCGTGAGGTTGACGTACGTGCCCTTCGCGCCGTTGTAGCGGGCAGTGCCCGGGTTGCAGGTCTGCACCACGGTAATGGGCGCCAGCAGGTCGTCGTCGGTCAGCGAAAGGACGGGCGTGGTCCACGCACCGGCCAGGATGCGCCAGACGCCGCCCGACTCGAGGCTGTAGCCGGCCATCGTGTCTTCGAGCTGCTGGCGCGTGCTGTCGCGGTCCTGATCGGAGCGGAACATGCCGTCGCAGGTGTAGCGCGCGACACTGCCGCCGTAGTTGGGGCGATCGGCGGCAACCGTGGCGGGGTTGTAGATGGCCGTGTCGCAGGCGTTGGCGGCAACGATCAGCGCGTTCTGGTCGATCTGGTCGTTGGAGGCGAGGTAGCCTTCTTCCGAGCGCAGGAAGTCGGCCAGGCACAGCGCGGGGTTGCGGCTGTACACGGTGGCGCCGGTGCGCGGGTCGAAGACCTTCTTGCCCTTCACGTTCGCGGTGATCGCGGGCAGGCCACCCTGGAAGCGTTCGACGAAGAGGTTGAGCGTGACGACGATGTAGGTGTAGCCGCTGAGCTTGTGTGCGTCGGTCCACAGTCCCTTGCTGGCGGGCCACGGATCGAGGTTCGCACGCATGTACGCGTCGGCCGTGTCGACGCCGTCGGGCGACAGGTGGATCTGCACGTTGACGCCGGGCACGCCGCCACCGATCGATTCCGAGTCGGTGACGATGAACTCCGGGTTCGACGAGTAGCCGTTCGCGTCGAGCGCGCCGATCGAGACACCGTCGATCTGGATGTCGGTCACGGCCTCGCTGGGATGCGCGGCCAGGACCATCACGACGTGCTTCAGGTGGCTGAACTCGCCACCTGTGAGCACTGCGACCACAGCGCCACCGACAGGTGCGGGCTCACCGTAGATGACGGTGTGCGGCGCATCGGACGCAATGATGGTGGTGGTGCGCTCCTTGATGTTCGCGACATCCTCGGCGAGCTTGCGGGCCGCAGCGGCCTTGGCCTGCTTCTTGGCCTGCATGTTGCCGTAGGCGCTCGACACGATTGAGAGCGCGGTCGATACGATCATGCCGCCTACGGCAGCTGCAGCTCCGGCACCCGCTCCCACCGCCGTACCAATAGCCACAAAGAACGAAGAAATGGGCTCGGCCATTGCCGCAGTGGAAGCACCCAACAGCGCTCCAAAAAGAAGGGCAAAGCGAATCAAACGCGCCATGTCGCAACCCCCGCAGTAAGTGGCAAGAACACGAGCCGATCTGTCGCCGGCGCCGCGATGTGCGACCCCGTGCAGATCCCGAAGCTGTAGCCCGACACTCGCCCGACCTTGCCGCCGCTGCGCGCCAGCACCACGTCACCGCGTTGCGCCATCGCTCCCGGCAAGGCCGGGCCGAGCCGCTCGGAGGCTGCCGACATGAACCCGCCTGCTGCACGCACCGCGCGCATGGCTGCCAGCAGGTTCTTTCTTCCGACAGGCGCATCGGCCTCGCGCAAGTCCGCGAGCGGATCCTTCCCCGTGCGCGCGATGATCCAGTCCGCGGCGATGTGCACGCAGTCGTGCCGGAAGTACTCGAAGGGCGCGCTTCTTCGCGCCGCGATGAAATCGTCCAGGTTCTTCGTCATGTTCATTTGCCTCGTGCTCGGGCCCAGTAGTTCAGTGCCATCTGCAGGTGCTTGTTGACCCACACGGTGGGCGACCCGATCATGGAATTCAGGTACTCGAAGCCGCGTTCTTCGGGATGTCTGGCGCGGTGCTGGGCGTCGTTGGTTCGCAGCGACGCGGGGTTGGAACGCACGTCGTAGGAGGCGGTGCGGCAATCCATCGAAATCTTCGCGGTGGTGCCGTCGCGTTCGATCTTCAGCTGGTCCATGACGCCCGCGAAACGCAGCACCGGTTCGCCGCTGACCTGCAGCGTCCCCGCGTCGAGCAGCGCGATCCACACGCGCACGCCGCGGTCCTGGTAGTCGCTCGGGTCGCCGAGCGCGAGCGCGCGTGTGCCGATGTCGACGGGCGACAGCGTGAGCGTCAGCTTCTCCGCCGCACCGTCTTCGCTTTCATGGAGCTCGCCGATGGAGCCCAGGTTGCCCACGCCCTGCCATGTCTCGCCCATCAGCTGAAGACTCAGGGGCCAGTTCGTGAGGCGGGCGGTGCCGCTTCGGAACTTGAGCTCGACGAGAGCCAGCTGGCCGAAGGTCTGCGCGCGCGCGGCCATCTGGAAGCCGGAGTTGGTCTGGACGGTCATTATTCCCACGACTCCATCAGGTCCAGGCTGAAGCCGCCTTGCGTGCGCGACTCCGAGGCCCAGGTGGTCTTCGTGTCGACCCGACGCATCAGGCAGTTCGGGCGATCCCAGACGACCGGGCTGCCGGCCACCACGGGCGTGCGCAGCACGGGCTCGAAGCGCACCGTGATCGAGCCGGACGCATCGGCCACCGCATCGGCCTGGATGTGAAGCATCTGCCGGTGGTTCGATCCCTGGTTGATGCCGATCCAGTCGCCCTGCAGCAGCGTCTTGCCCGCTTCGGAGGCGCCCATGCGGATCGTCAGCTCGGACGCTCCCGCGGCGGCCGCCACCGCGGTCCAGGTACCGCGCGCCGTGCCTCGCGGCACGGGCTGCAGCATGTCGTGCACAGCCAGCACGTTGACCTGGCCCCGCATCGAATGCACCAGCGAGCGCCAGGCGGCGGCATCCCGCATCAGCGGAATGCGCTCCTCGCTCACGAGCGTGCAGGTGCGACGCGCCGGGCCGAGCACGGCGACCTGCATCGCGCCCGATTCGCTGTTGCTGAAAGTCAGGTCGTAGGCCTGGAGGCCGAAGTCCTGCCGCTTGACCGGCAGGTCGGGTGGAAGTGTCACGATGGTCATTGGGGAAGCACCTTCACGCGCTTGAGTTGTTCCATCTGCCCACGGTTGTTCTCCGCGAGCAGGCGTTGCATGTCGGCCATCACCGCACCGCGGTCGGAACGGGCGTCGATGTGGAAGACGTTGGAGGGCGCGAACTGGATCGTCGGCACGGCATTGCCACCGCCGCCAGGCGCACTGACCCCGAGACGGCCGTCCGAGCCGCGGCGCAGGGGCATGATGGCTTCGGGGCCTGCTTCGCCCATGAGTCCGATGCCGTTGGCGAACGGGAAGAACGTGGGCTGGTTGACGACGCTGTTGGCGTAGGCGTGCAGGCCGGGGGAGGCGAAGACGTTGCCCTTGGCGTTGGCCCATCCATTCAGGCTGATGAAAGTGCCAAGGGTGTCGCCGCCCAACATGTTGGAAATTCCGGCACTCGCAGAAGTCCATCCACCGCTGAACAAGCCGGCAACAGCTCCAATGAGCCCTCCGATCCCGGAGGATGAACTGCCCCCGGATTTGGAGCCTGTCCCCGAGGAGCCCTTGAGCGCACCGGTCAGCCAACCGGAAAAGCCTTCCACCGCATCTTTCAACGTTGCGTCATAGAACGCATCCGCCAGCGACTTGACGAGCTTCTTCTTGAGCGCTTCGCCCATCTTGTTGATCGCACCCTGACCGCCGCCTTCCAACAGGTTTACGAACCCGTCGCGGAACACGCCACCGATGTCGTCGGACATCTTCTTGGCCGCGTCCTTGTCCTTTTCCTTGTCCTTTTCCTTGTCTTTCTTCTGCTTCTCGTCGGCTGCCTTGAGGCTCTCGGATTTCTGGGAGACCTGCAGCAGATCCCTTTCGGCCTTCAGGCGATCCTGCAAGGACTGGATGTACGCAGGATCGACGTTCTCTGTGGCGTCGAGCTCCCTGATCTGCCGCTCCAGCTGCACGATGTTGAGCTTCTGGATCTCTTCCTTGGAAAGACCATAGACGGCGTTCTGTTCCTCCAGGGCACGCGTCTGCTCACGGATCCTGTCGACGGCCTGCTGCGAAGTCTTGAGCACCGCATTCCGGGGCACCGCGTCCAGTTCCGCGTAGCTGCGATCCGCTTCGTCGTTGACGAATCCGCGCTGCTGCTCGACGACCTTGGAGCGCTGCTCCAGCTTCTGCCTGTCCGCTGCCGATCCCTTCTTCGTACCCAGCAGGCGCAGCTCCGCCTGGATGGCGTCCTCCTGGTCCTTGAGATCCTTCAGTCGCAGGTCGCGCTTCTGGCGGATCACGGCGTAGTCGTCGAGCAGATCGCGCTTGCGCAGGCTGTCGATGTTCTTGAAGCCCTCGGCGGTGACTCTTGCCTTCGCGTTGTATTCCTCGCGGATGGCCTCGATGCTCATTCGAAGGCCATCGTCCTCGGCACGAGCTATGCCGGAGGTGCCCGTTCCGGTTCGCTGCCCCTTGTCTTCTTTCTTCTCTTCGCTCTTGGCAATGCCAGCTTGCTCAGTACGAGCAAGGTCCGCCTTTTGCAACGCGGCCGACGATGCTTTTCGCTGGCTCTCCTCCAGCGTCGCTTTCCAGGCCTGCGCCTCTTCCAGGGCCTTGTTCTGGGACGCACCGACCTTGCCGCGACCGAAAGCCGCGCCTCCGCCATTGCTGACAAAGCCACCGCCCTGTTGGAGCTGCGTGATCTGTGCAATCTCCTTGTTGACGGTATCGAGCTGCTGTTGGAGCGTGATCGGGCGCCCGATGTTGAGCATGGCGTCCCACGCTTTCTGCGCAAAGCCGGTAATGCTCAGCCAGCCGCGCTCGAGGCTGCCGAGATTGGCGACGGCCTCGGTGGTGCGGTCCTTCATCGCGGCAGCGAACGTTTTCTGCGCGAGTGCCGCAGCTTCTTCTTTCTTTCCTTGCTTCTCCAGCGCGACGATGCGCTCGTAGGTGCTTGCACTCAGGTAGTGGTAGGTCTCGTTGAGCTTTGCCGATGCCTTGGAAGGCTCGTCCGCCAGCTTGACGAAATTGCCCACAGCGTCATTGATGGATGTACCCAGCACGCGGTTCATTTCCGCCGTTGCACCAGCCACCTCGCCCACGGCGTCGCCACCGATCCTGCCGGTATTGACCACTGCCGTGACAGCCTCTGCCGCCTTGGAACGGGTGCCTTTCGTACCCGCAATCTCGATGGCCTTCGTCTGGAGTTCGTCGTTCGTGAGGCCGGAGTAGTTGCCCGTCAGCGTGTTGGCATTGGCGAATTCCGAGGCCTCCTTTCGGCCTTCGACATAGGCCTCGGTCAGCAAGGTCACGGCGCGGGTCGCCAGATTGAGAGGCGAAACGAGATCTTTGGCATAAGCGGCGACACCGCCGAGGGCCGGACCGATGCCACCGAAGGAAGAAACCAGCTTTGCCCCTTCACCCACGAACGAGGTCAGCGGCGATTGCCCGCTCTTGAGGCTCGCGTACAGACTGTCCACCGATGAGGAAACCTTCTCGATGGCGGCCTTCGCCTTTTCCTCGGCCTCCTTCGCAGCCGACTCGGCCTTGGCCTTCGCCTCTTCGGCTTTACTGGCACCGCTGAGGGCCTTGTCGATGGCCTTCGAGACTTCGCCGACGACTCGAGAGATGTCGGCATTCGCGACTGTCGCGCTCACCATCATCTGAAACGACGTTTGTTGTATTGCAGCCATGTCTATATGGTCCGTTTGAGCTAAGAAAAAAATGAGGCCGACATCCGCCGGCCCCATGCTTCTTCGATTGGCCGTGGGCCCGCGTCGGCGCTAGACGTTCAGCACCGCGATGCCTTCGTCTTCCATCACCTGCAGCTGCAGGAACACTTCACGCTGTCGCGCACGCGGAATGCCCAGGCGCCTCATCGCCACGTCGACCGCGCCGAAGTCGAGCCCCTGGAACCACGCGCCCGCTGCCCCCGCGACGACCCGCCACTGCGTTCGGCAGGCATGGAACACCTCGAATGCTTCCTGGTGTTCGGGCCATAGCTCGAAAGGTGGCGGGCCGCCGCCGCTGGCCGTCGAAGAGACGAGCCTGACCGGGTCGAGACCGAGCGACGCGCACTGGCTGCGGAGATCGTCGTCCAGCTCGTCATGGACGCGATGCTCTGCTCCGAGCACTAGGCGCGCGGCGCCTCTCAGTTTTTTGCCGCGGCCGGGTAGGCGTGCTCGAAGTAGCTGTAGGCGATGGCTGCCTCGAACGAGGGCCATTCCTCCACCGCCGCCGCACGGTTCTCGACAGTGCAGATGAAGGGCGCGCCGTCGTCGCCGTCCAGGCCTTTCCAGTCGGCCAGCACCATGTCGAGCAGTTCCCTGTCGGTCAGCGTCCTGCCTTCGAGGCGCGACTGCAGCGTGTCGTTGTCGGACTTGGTCAGTCGCTTGAAGACGGCACTGAAGCGCACTTCCTCGACCTGGCCGTCACCCGGCACGCGCATCACCACCGGGGCGACGAAGGTCGGCTTGACGGCGATCTTGAGTTTCTGGGGCATCTCTTTGTGTTCCTCTGTGCGATGGTGGTGACGGCGAAGCTCAGCGCACGACGATCGACCACTCGTCGTTGCCCGCGCCGGTGGGCACGAACTCGAGCGGCACGGTGATCATCTGCACGCCGTCGACGTCGCTGAAGGTCGGCTTGCCGATCTGCGCATGCGGCGACAGAAACTCCACGACATTGTTCGCGCCCTGGCCGTGCTTGAGCGCCAGGTTCACGCGCTGGCTGGCGCGGGCCATGCCGATCCAGTCCTTGGTCGCGACCGAGGTGTTCTCGAAGGTGACGGAGCCGGTCGACACGCGTGCGGTGATGTCCACGGCATCCACGGTCATCAGGTCGCGCTTGATCACGGTGTTGCCCGCATCGAAGCTGAAGGCGTTGGCGGCCACGCCGAGGCCGTCGAGCGTGAGGGTGGTGTTGGCCTTGTTCACGCCCAGCGGGTCCATGAACTTGCTGTAGTCGGCCACCGGCAGAGGTGCGTCCTCGGCGGGCACGAACAGGCCGGTGAACTCGAACTGCCACTTCGGGATGCCCTTGGCGTTGATGGTCGCCTTCACGTTGCCGTGCGCGTCGGTCATCTTGTAGACCGTGCCGTCGACGTTGCCGTAGATCGTGAGCGACTCGAGCGCGTCAGTGACCGGCGCGAAGGTGGTGCTGACGCCTGCGGCAGTGGTCACGCCGATGGCACAGCCGCGCATCAGCGAGGCATATGCCGGCACGTCGCCGGCCGCGGCCACGCCGGCGATCTCGACCGAGAACGCGATCTTGCTGTACTGCGTGACCAGCACGGAGCCGCGCGAGCCGAAGTAGGGGCGCACGTTGTCGCGCTGGACGACGTCGCCTTCGATGGGGGTCAGCGTGACTTCGCTCACCAGGATCGCGTTGGCCGCGCCCGTGGGCACGGCGTCGGTGCCGCGTACCGTTTCGGCCTTGGCCAGGATGGCCATCTTGCGCATGAGTTTTGCCATGTCGGCGTTCTCCGTCAGTTGGTTGGTTGGTTTGGGTTGTCGAAAGGAAAGATCTGCCTGCGTGCAGTCAGAGGTAGCGCCAGGTCCGCAGCTGCAGCGCGATGCCGTGGCATCGCACGCCGCAGAAGGTGACCAGGCCGGTGCCGTCGACCTGCACGCCATCGGTGCGCTTGTCGTCGGTGAGCGGGCCGGAGGCGCATGCGCCGCCGAAGGTGGGGTCGGCGCGCACGGCGTCGCGGATGTCCTCGACGAGTGCGTCGAACACCAGTTCCGAAGCGGCGGCGTCGTCGAACGCGAGATAGCCGCGCACGGTCCAGGTGTCGATGCTCATCGTGCGTCCCGCGGCATTGACGCTGCGCTCCTCGGTGGCGGTGCGGCGCAGCCACCAGCCGCGCAGCTGCTGGCCGCCCGCGGGCAGGTCGTAGAGGAACAGGGCGCGCTGTGCGGTTTCGTCGGCCAGGGCGCGCTCGCGGTCGTGAACGCGGCCGATCTGTGGCACGGTGTTCAGCGTTTGCACGATGGCGCTGCGAAGGGTGTCGAGACGGCTCATGCCTGGGCTCCGTTGCGTGTGTGGAAAGTCGAGTGCTTGCGGTTCGGGAAGTACATCGATCGCTTCGTTGGTTGGTGTATGAACTGTCGCGGCGAAGGCCTGTTTGCCTGAGGCCGACATCCGCCGGCCCCTCGCATCGATGCATCAAAAATCAGTTGATGCCGGGCCCGTTGCGGAACCACTGCTTCACGGCCTCTGCAAGCAGCGCCGTGCCGACGGCCATCGCGCCGCCCGATGCGGCACCGAACACGGCGGCTCGCTGCTCGACGGTGCGCAAGCGGCCATCGAGCGCGTCGAAGCGTGCGTCGAAGCCGTCCATGCGACGGGTCTGCCTGTCCTGACCGTCCTTCAGGGCCTGCACCAGGCCGTGGATCTGGCCGAGCAGCAGCAGCTCCTGGGTACGTGCGTGGAGATCGCTCATTGAGTAGGTCTTTCTGTGAGGAACTCGATCAGTGCGCGATACCGGAGGCGGTCCGCTGCGCATGACCTGGCGTTGATGTCGTGGTTGGTCCAGGCGTCGTCGACCGTGAGGCCGGCATCAGCAGCACAGGCTTCGACGGAGGTGTCAGCAAGTCCGCAGGCACCCGCGGGTACGTCGGTGCCCGCGAGCGCGCTGTTCCACATCCAGACAGCAGCAAGGCTGAGGCGATGAGGGCGGCCGACAGCGTCGCGCTGTGCGTCGCCAGGCGGCGCAGCATCTGCCGCCGGTCCGGGCGCGGCAGCCTGCGCAGCACGGGCAGGCCGCTCAGCGCGGCGATCAGGAACAGCAGGAGGAAGGACAAGAGAAACGCGCTGACGTAGATCATGAACAGGGCCTTCGAGGGAGAGATAGCTGGACTGCAGGGCGCTCGCGCCGAGCTGGTATTGCGCCGACGCGGTGCGACCGCGCTCGTACTCGGCCTGCAGGTCCTGCGCGAGCTGCGTCGCGCGCTGCGCTTCCTTCTGCTGCCAGATGGCGCGCTCCTGCATGCGGCCGGCACTGTGGATCGCGAAGGCTGCTGCGGCGAGCAGCAGCGCGACCACCACGCCGGCAATCAGGGCCGCCCAGGCCCTGGCCGCGAGGCTCATGGCGCATCCCCCTTGCACTGCGCTTGCAGCTTGAGGCGGTCTTTCCAGAGACCGGCGCAGGTCTTGTTGCCGGGCGCGGAGCAGTCGACTCCGCCTGCGTACTTCCAGCCGAGGATCGCGTCGCAGGCGCTCGCGTAGTCGCCGCCGTTGAGACGCTGCACCAGCACCGATGTGCCGCCCTTGCGGCCACCGGTGCAGAAATTGAATGCGCCGATGTTGTAGGCCAGGCTTACGTACGCGTCGTACTCGTGCTGGTGCAGCGGCACCTTCACGCATTGCTTCAGCGCATGTTCGTAGGTCTGTACATCGCGCCATGCGCGCTGCAGCGCGGGCACGGGCGTGGTGGTGTCGCCCATGCGCACGCCTTCGGTCGTGCCGAAGCCGATGGTCGGCACGGCCGTGCCGTGCACGGGGTCGGGGTAGGCCTTGTCGCTGTAGCCTTCGCGCGCAACGATGCCGATGAGCCCTGCCGCGCTGAGCGTGAGCACGGCGAGCAGTTGCCGCGGGGCGTAGCCCCGCTCACGCCCGCGGCGATGTTGGAAGAAGAGTGTTCGAGAGGTGTCTTTGCCCATGGTCCGAATCGTCGGACGCAAGGGTCAAAAGGCTGAGGCCGACATCGGCCGGCCTCTGGTTCAGGAAGCGCTGCTCCCTACACTGCGACGCAAGTCGCGCGGCTTCAGATCTCGCCGCCGTGCCACACGACGCGGCCGCTGATGTGCAGCTCCGCCGCCTGCTCGGCACTCAGCACCTGCGGCTTGTACGCGGGGTTGTAGCTGATGATCTGCAGGCCGCCGGTCGAGAAGTCTCGCTGCAGCACCTTCACGTAGTCGTGGCCGTCGAGCTGGATGACGTACACGCCGTCCTGGTCGAGCGACTTGGTCGCGGTGTCGACCAGCAGGATGTCGCCGTTGTTGATCTTGTCGGCCATCGAATCGCCGCGTGCATGAACGATGCGGGCATGCGCCGGCTTCACGCCCTTGCGCGCCATCCACGAGCGGTTGAAGGCGAAGCGGCCCATGTGGTCCTGCGAGCTGTTGATGGCGCCGTTGCCCGCGCTCACGCGAACGTCGAGCAGTTCGACCAGCACGAAGGTCTCGTCGTCCAGTCCGCTCGACAGCTGACTCGGTGAGTGCACCTGCTGGAAAGGGTTGAGCTCGGCCGGATCGACCCCGAGCGCCAGGGCCATCACGTAGAGCTGCTCGAGGCTGGCATCGCTGACGCCCCGCTCGATGCGACCCACGGTATTGAAGTGGAGCCCGCTGCGCTGCGCGAGGTCGTCGATGGTGAGTCCCTTCTGCTTGCGCAGGTCGCGCACGCGCGCTCCTTGCGCAAGGGCCAGTTCACCGACACGGGCCTTCACCTCGGTGTCGTCGGGCGGAGTATTGATTTGCGACGTCACGATAACTCTGATTTGTGTGCACGGCCGAATGCTAGACATGCAGAGGTAGTTTTGCAACCCATTTCAGGTTAAAGAACTCAGGAAAGTTCGTTTTCATGTTTTTCTTGATTGCAAAAACTCACTACATGTGCATAATCAAGGCAACAAACACAAAACAGGATATTTCGATGATCTGACACCTTGATCGGGTTAAAGAAGCGCGCGAGCAGGACGAAAAGAACCTGCACAGGTTCGAAAAGACACAAGTACGCGCACATCGACACCAGCAAACCGAGCAGTGCCCACAAGCGAGGAGGAACGTACTGTGAAAAGAAACCGTGCCAGGACTGAGGCCCCCGGGCGTCCGGGAGGAAGCGCGTGATGGAAGAAAACACGACGTCCGAATGGTTCGTTGCCAAGGCGCTGATGGCACTCGCCCAGCGTCGCATCGAAGCCGAACAGGGCGAGGCGGCCTCCACCCAGGCCGCGCCCGATGCGGTGATCCGCGATGCGGACCCGTTCGCCGATCGCCTGTGGAATCTGCTGCGCATCCGGCGTGCGCTGACGGCCGACGAAGCGGCCGCCTTGTTGATCGGCACGGACGACGACTTCGCGCAGAGCCGTCGCCAGGCCGGCGCGCTCATGCTGTCGTGGTCGAGGCAATGCCCCCGGGCCGTGCGCGTCGACGCCCGGCGCGTGGACGGCCTCAAGCGCTACGCCTTGCTACGCGACATCGGTGCCACGCCTCCGGCGCCGCGCGGAGAGGCCGCATGAACGGCGCCCCGCCCCCTTACATGGGCGAAGCCTGGTTCGCCCTGCTGCGCGATGCATGCGCCGGGCAACGACGCTCCGAAATCGCTGCGCAGCTGCAGTTGAGCGCCGCGGCGGTGAGTCAGGTGCTCAATGGCAGCGGCAAGTACGGCGCCGGCAAGGCCAGCACCGATCGCATCGCACGCCGGGTGCTCGACACCTTCGGCACCACCACGACGAACGAGAAAGAAGGAGCCACCGAATGAGCATCGCACCCGATCACGACCTTGCCGGCGAAGTGCAGCGCGCCGTCGCCGCGCACCTCGAAGCCAACGAGGCGGCATCCGCGAAGGAACTCGACCACATGCTGGCGGAGCGTGTCGAGGGCTACCGGCCCGAGCCCGGCGGCGCCGCGCTAAGGCAGCACCTGGCGAAGCTGGCAGATGGCGGCCATGTCCACAGCGTGGCGGTCGGCGGCAAGCCTCAATGGAAACAAGGCCCCGGCCCCATGGCCGGACGCATCGCGAAGGGCCGCCGGGTGATGCTGCTGGACTCCAGCGTCTACGAGCCCGAGGCCGTTCCCGTCATCCGGCCGGGCGCCATGGACTTCGCCCGCATTCCGAGCCTGTTGCTGGGTCATCGCAGCGGCTACTGGGGCGCCTCGCGCTGA